AGATAAAGGTCATGGTCGAGTCGGGACAAGTTCTCGAAGCTCAAAACATGATTCTCTCTGCTATCGAAACTCAGGTCGGCGGAACTGCTGCTGCAACAGCTAAAGCATCAGACAAGATGAAGCTGGCCTTTGACAACATCTCTGAGGCTGTCGGTGCTGCCCTTCTTCCTGTCTTCCAAGAGTTCTCAAACGAACTAATCAAAATCACGCCAGAGCTGGAGAAGGCACTCGCTCCCGCTGCTGCTGAAATCGCAGACATCTTCCGCACCGAAGTCCTGCCTGCAATCCAAGACTTTACTCGCTGGCTTGCATCACCAGAGGGGACACAGACCCTAAGAGATTTGACCATTGCAATCATTGACAGCATCAAAGCCCTCATTGACTTCATCGGCTGGGTGGTGCAGAACAAAGATGCGATAGTTCTCTTCACCTCAGTAATCGCTGCCCTAGTCGTAACCTACAAAGCTGTCACAATCGCAACCGGCCTGTTTCAAGCAGCGATGGTGTTACTACAGAAGCAGGTCGTAACAACAACCGCAACAACAACAGCCTTTAGCGCAGCCCTAAGACTTCTGCCATTCGCAGCTATGGTGACAGGCGCAGTTCTCCTGACCTCAAGTTTGGCTGATTATTCACAACAGGTTTACGGATCAAAGGTCAACACCGAGGGAATGACCAAAGCACAGGCTCATAACGCTGTTCAGGTTGAGAGCCTTAGAAGACTGCTCGGTCAGTATGAATACGCACTAGAAAGCTCAACCGCTGCAAACCGAGACCTAGCAATCAACGGAGTAGCTGCTGTTAGAGCTGAGCTTGCTCGCACCGAACTTGCAATCCGAACCACAGTCGGAGAGCTAAATCGCTTCAACAACATGAACCTTGACCGCATCAAGAATGAGATTAGAGAATCGGCAGGTGAGCTAAACAGGTTCAATAACTTGCTCAAGGGCATTCAGGGTGGAGGTTCTTTACCACCAATCAACATCCCTGCACCAGTGCAAACCCCACGCATTCCGTCAGGCGGTGGCGGTGGCGGCGGAGGTGGCGGAGGCGGCGCAGTAACCCCAAGACCTTTCGTTGACATCCCCGCCGGGGCTACGGCTGCTGCTGAGCTGATCAACGATGCAACAGGAATCCTGATTGACGCATTTTCAGATGTTGACAAGGTTCTTGCTTACCTGACTTCAAGAATCGAAGCGGCAACTCAGTTCGCAAACGAGTCTGCAATCCGAGGCGAAACCGCTGCTGCAATGGGAGCGTTAGAAACACGCAACCTGTTCCGCAGTCAGGCAGAGCTTTTAAGAACGCAGGGCGCAAACGCAGTCGGCACAATCATCAACATAAATGTCAAGACCGATTCAACGCAGTCTTTGGCAATGGTTGGTAAGACATTGGGTAACACCATCACCAAGTATGTTTCCGCTGGTGGTCAAGTTCTAGTGAGTCCGACAAATTGAGCCAGCCAGTCCAAAAGGTAGAGCTTGGATTTGACATTCTCTCGTCAGGTCTTGGCCCTTACTTCATCCTTGACGATCCGATAAAGGGCAAACTCAACAACACTGAATACCTTTTGGCAGGTGTTCTGTTCTTCGATGTGACGAGCCTTGTTCAGTCGGTTGCAATTCAGCGAGGCAAGAACCGCCAGCTTGACCAGTTCGACTCAGGGTTGGCAAACATAGTCTTCAACAACAATGACCGAACCTTTGACCCTGAGTATGCACTCTCCCCATACGCAGGGCAGATAGTGCCTAAGCGTCAGGTCAGAATCTCGTCAGGTGGCATTGTTCAGTTCGCCGGATTGGTCGATGACTGGAATCTGACCTATGCGCCAAACGGAGACTCAACGGCTTCGGCAGCTTGCTCGGATGCAACATCTTCCTTTGCAACTCAGACAATCGCAACAAGAACAAACTCAGTCCAGAAGTCAGGGGAAAGAATAAACGCAATCCTTGACCTGCCTGAAATCAACTGGCCCTCTACTCTTCGAGATGTTGACACAGGGCTAATGACACTCGGCGCAGACACTATCGCTGACAACACAAATGCCCTTACCTACTTGCGATTAGTCGAGCGAAGCGAACCCGGTGCATTCTTCATCGGTAAGTCAGGAAATGTAATCTTCCGAGACCGCATTGCCGCTCCTACTTCTCAAGGCGTGACCCTAGCCGATGACGGCACTGGTATCAAGTATCAGTCGCTTAGGGTGCAATACGGATCAGAACTTCTAGCGAATGAAATTGTTGTCAGCTCGGAGATAAGTTCTTATGAGGTGACAAAGCTAGACCTTGAGTCAATAGACACTTACGGAATCTTCAACCTGACCCGAACCGGGCTTCTAATCAACGCTAACGGCGATGTTGATGAGCTTGCCGAGTTCTATGCAAACAAATACTCACAGCCTGAATACCGCTTTGAGTCGGTTGAGGTCTTGCTTGATGAGCTGACTGATCAGGAGCAGAGCGACCTGCTCGGCTTAGAAATCGGCGATGTTGTCCAAATCAAATTCACCCCTAATGGCATTGCCCCGGCTATCTCCAAATACGCTGAAATCATCCGCATTGACAACTCGATTGACCTAGACAACCACATAATGTCTCTAGGCTTCTCGACACTTGACTTTGCCCTCTTGGTCTTGGATGACGCTCAGTTTGGTAAGCTAGACGCAGGCAACGCATTAGCCTTCTAATAGGAGAAACATGGCAGGTTTAGGCCGTAAAGTATTTACCGCAGGTGAGGTTCTAACCGCTGCGAATGTTCAGGATTACCTACAAGACCAAGCAGTCATGGTCTTTGCAGGGTCAGCTGCAAGAGGCTCAGCCATCGGCACAGCGACCGAGGGAATGGTGTCCTACCTAACTGACACCAACAAGATTGAGGTCTTTACTACTTACTGGGAGCAAGTCTGGCCTGTCAACACCACGCCAGCAGTTACCACCATTGCCGCAACCGCAACGGCCTACACAATCGCCGCTACCGATGCCAATGACACAATCTACTCACTTGCAACAACCGCAGCAACAATCACTATTTCAGATGTTTTCTCGATCGGTGACAGGGTAGACATTTGGAGAGATGCCGCTGGAACTGTTGTCATTGTGGCTGGTAGCTCAGTCACCTCATGGGCAGGTGCCGGGACCGCCGGGACAAGCGTGTCCTTCAAGATAGATCAGCAATACAATGCCGCAACTGTTCAAAAGGTTGCAGCTAATACCTACCGAGTAGTTGGAAAGATAACTGCATAATGCCTATTCCTTTAGGAGTTCTTGCTGTTGCGGGAGCAGGAGGCGGTGGCGGTGCTGCTGGGGCGTATGAATTGTTAGAAACGCAAATAATGTCTGATGACCTACAAAGTTCCGTTTCCTTTTCCAACCTGAATTCATCTTATGGAAGCACTTATCAGCATCTACAAATTAGATTCGTGGCTAAGTCAACTGAAGCAGATACCTCATCAGCTTTTGGCATTGAACTAAACTCCGACACAGGCTCGAACTACGCAAGACACAGATTGCTTGCAAATATTGCTGGTGGAGTTTTTGATATTCGGTCAGATAATGCCACTTCACAAGCCTCAATGGTTCAGGTTGCTCATATCTCTGGCAATAGTGCGGCCTCAGACATTTTTGGTGGAGGAGTGATTGATGTTCTTGACCCATTTGAGACCACAAAAAACACTACAGTTAGATTGCTTAGCGGATTCCATGAAAGCACCGATTACAGGGTGGGGTTGTCATCGGGTTTTTGGAATAATACAAATGCAGTAACTACAATCAAGTTGACACCAAGGTCGGGTAATTTCAAAAGTGGCTCAAGAATCTCGCTTTACGGACTAAGGATTACTAACCCATAATGGCTACTGGAACTTATATCGCACTTGCCAACCTGACTTTAAGTGGGACAGATGCTTCTATTACTTTTGATTCAATACCAAACACATATCGTGATTTAGTAGTCATTATGAACACAGATAGTTCAACTCAAGCAGATTTATATATGCGATTTAATGGTGATACTGGTAATAATTACAACAGAGTGACTGGTCAAGGAAATGGGTCAGTAGCGTCAGAAAACTTTTCTACAAATGCGGCCTTTATGAGGCTGAACGGAAGTGCTGACTTAGCAACAGACTTTTCTCAAAATGCGAGAATTGAAATTCTTGATTATGTAGCAAATAAACATAAGTGTGTTATTTCAAGAACTAACTCATCTTTTGGAGTTGACTTTACTGCTGGAAGATGGGCAAGCACAAATGCTGTTACTTCGGTAACTATTTATCCATCTAGCGGTGATTTTCTATCAGGTTCAACCTTTGCCCTTTACGGAATAGTGAGCTAGACATGAGTGCTTGGACAGTTATTCAACACATTGAAGTTCCATCAGCTCAAGCCAATATGGAGTTCACTTCTATTCCTCAAACTTATACAGACTTATGTCTTGTCGTTTCTGGTAGAAGTAGTGCCAATGAAGCAGGTAATGGTGCAATCATGATTATCCGACCAAATGGCTCTAGCTCAAATGGCTCTATTAGATATCTTCAAGGAGATGGCTCAGCAGCAAGCAGCTCAACAGATACATACATTTGGGCAAGACTAAACTCATCAAGCTATACAGCTAGCACTTTTGCAAATACATCTGTTTATATTGCAAACTATACGGCTAGCACCGCCAAGTCCATTTCAATAGACTCGGTCAATGAGAACAATGCAACCGCTAATCGCATGGTAATAACTGCGGGTCTTTGGAATGATACAACTGCCATTAGCTCAATCACTATTTTGCCCGAAGGCGGCAATTTTGTTCAATACAGCTCCGCAACCCTCTACGGCATAACTAAGGGTTCAAGCGGTGGAGTTACAGTTAGTTAGAAACAGGTAGAATAAAAACATGACAGACAGACCAACACGCCTAGTTGTAGATTGCAGCCTTCCCGAAGGCCACCCTGACAAGGTGCAGATTATCCCCCTAACCGATGCTGAGATAGCAGAGCGTGAGGCACAAGCCGCACAAGCCGCTATCGAACAGGCTGAGAGGGAAGCTGCCGAGGCTCAGAAACAGGCAAACAAAGAAAGTGCAAAGGCAAAGCTCGAAGCACTAGGTCTATCAGAGGCCGAGATACTCGCACTTCTAGGCTAGTCATGGCCGAGGAAACAAACGGCGTTCGCATAACGCAACGAGACATCTACGAAAAGCTCATCGAGGTTCAATCGGTGCAGATCGAGCTGGTGGCCGATATCAAAAACCTCAAAGACTTACCTGCCCGCATGAATCGAGTAGAGCAGAAACTCGCTCGCATGGAGTGGATTGAGAAGCTGGTCTTTACCGCTCTCGGTTCGGGCATTACGGGATTCATCGCAGCACTCTGGGCTTTGATTAGATGAGACACCCTTTCTCAAAGAAACTCATAACCTCACGCTTCGGCACAACGGCGAGGAGACTCACCGCACACAGAGGTCTTGACTACGCACCGAAAGAAGGCAAGGCGATTCCTGCTGTTGCAGCGGGAACAGTTCAAGCGGTCAAATGGTCTTCAATACTTGGTCATGTTCTGGTGCAGTCAGCTTGGGATGAGATTAACGGCAGAACTGTTTTTATCGGCTACTGCCACCTTCAGGAAAAGCCAACGCTAAAAGTTGGTGACAGGGTAAAAGAAGGTCAGACAATTGGCAAGGTTGGGAATACTGGTTCTGCTTCTAAAGGCGCACACTTACACCTGACCATCGGACCTAAAGTAACATCAGTCACTTTTGGTTTAGTTTTTGACCCTGAAACCTTCATTGACGAGCGACTAAGTGCCTAGCTGGAAACACCGCAGAAGACTTATCTATTTATCCTTTGCCCTGTCTGCATTCATGATCCTGTTCGGGGCAATTACCTATGAGGCAGATTCCTCAGTTAGCCGAGAACTCATCATTGGCGGAGTGGCTTTGATTTCTATCATCCTGACCGCTTATACTGCTTTTGCTACTTACGAAGATGTAAAAACTAGAAAGGCACATGATGAAGATATTTAGCGTTGAATTTTGGAGAGACTACGCAGGGGAAAGAGCAATCAAGACAGTTGCTCAGTCTGCAATCGCTGTTCTAGGCACAGGCTCAATCGGGCTGTTTGCTATTGACTGGGCTGGACTTGCATCGGTCTCACTAGGTGCAGGCTTGCTATCAATCCTGACCTCTGTGGCGTTCAAGAAAGACTAACGCTCCGAGGGTAGAGTGGCTGCCCAAATCCCATACTTCTGACCCGACTCAACCGCATACCTAAAGCACTCGGCCTTGACAGGGCAGGTATCGCATAGTTTCTTAGCGATAACTATAGACAGCCTTCGGCGTGTTTCGTCTCGGATTTCTTCGGGATAGAAAAGCTCAGGGAAGTCCTCACAGGGAACACCGCCAGCGGCGTGAATAGCCTTTAGCAAGCGGTAGTGCTTCTGGTCGAAATGTCCCATTGCCCTAGCCTAATTTGAAAATGTCGGTGGCAGGGTAGAAACTATGACCATGTTCAAAACACACGCACCTGAGAAGTTCAACAACGCAACCCTACTCGGAGTCTTTGAGGCTGGTTCTGACGAGTGGCACAACGCTCGCAAGGACTCAATCGGCGGATCAGAGATTTCGACAATCATGGGGCTAAATCCCTTTGAGTCTGCTTACGCACTATGGGCGAAGAAGACAGGCAAGATACCCTCACAGATTGAGGAGAACTGGGCAATCAGATTTGGCAAGGCTTTCGAGTTGCCGATCCTTCAGCTCTGGTCAGAGGAGCATCCTGAGTATGAGGTCTTCCTGACTGGGACTTACCAAGATGCCCTGATTCCGTTCCGACACGCTAACCCCGATGCGTTGGCTCGTCACAAAGAAACAGGCGAGTGGATTGTGATTGAGGTCAAGACAGGCCGACAAACTTGGGAAGAGTTGCCTGCTGGTTATTACTTGCAAGTTCAACACTACCTAGACATTCTCGGACTGAAGAAAGCCGCTTTGGTTGCAGTCGCAGGAATGACTTGGCACGACTACTGGATTGAGCGTGATGACTTTGAGATTGACATTGCTCGACAGAAGGCGATTGACTTTCAGGCTTGTATGTTTGCCGACC